TTATGCCACGTCGATCCACTCTGCGCCTCGACTGTCTCGGTACACGTCGGTCATTGCGGCCGAGCGGTGGCCAAGCAGCTTCTGGGCATCGCGGCCTTCGAGCTCATGAAGGCGCGCGGCAAGCGATCGCTGCTCATGGAAGGACGGCGGTTGCCGCCCGAAAGTTATTCCCAGCTTCGCGCCGGCTTTGTCCCGGGCCTCGGCAAATGCCGAAAACAGCCCCATGGAATTGAGCAGCTTGTCGTTATAGGCGGCGCCGAGCGCGCTTTCAGTCTCTGCGTCGAGATCGCTATATCGCGTGCGTTTCTTGCTGCTGGAAAACAAGCCTCCTTTTTTCTTTTGGTAAATGTACTGCTGCGGATCGAACTCGCCATTTTCGACGCCGAGGGAGATGCCGCCGTCCTTGGTCTCCCACGCGCCCCCGAACAGCTTCTTGCCCACTGCGCCCCATACCGCCTGGTGCAAGGTCGAGCCGCTGATGATTGCAGCCAGCTTGCCACCCACCAGCTTGCTGTTGATGCCATCAGTGATCTCGAAGGCCTTCGACTGAAGCGTCTGCGGAATCATCGAGGCCTTACCCAGCGCAGTGCTGCCGCCACTGGCAAACATCTCGCTTGCGTCCGGGCGCACCCCGGCGTCGTACAGCTTGCCGGACTGGTACATGCCCATGATGACTGCCAGTGGCCACATTGCTGCTGCACTGCTGAGTGCGCCCGAGATTGACGCGGCAATACCTTGAGAGGCCGCCGCCGTGGTCGCACCGGCCACGCCGATGTTCGTGCCTATAGAGGCCGCACCCTCGGCAATAGCGCCCTGAAGTGCAGCCGCCGTGATCCCTTCGGCGCCCACCGTCGCAGCGGCAGCAGCGGCCTGAGCAGCAGTCACCCCAGTCAAAGCGGCGGTAGTCGCAGCAGTCCCGGCAGCGGTCGCCCCCGTGATAGCGATATTGCCGCCAATCAAGCTGGTGAAACCACCACTCAATGTGCTGGCGATGTTGGACAGCATGTTGCCGTAGTAGCCTGCACCGCCCGAGATTGCGCCACTGACGCCGCCGGACGCGTAGCCCGACGCAATGGAGGATCCGACGCCAGTGAGATTGCTCCACGCCGAATACAGGTTTTTGCCGAGGCTGACCATGCCACCCCAGCCGTTAGCATCGCCCGCGGATCCGCCCTGACCCGTTGCGCTACCAAGAAGCTTGCCCCATACCGAAGATAAGCCCTGGCCGTTGTCGGAACCAGTCAGCCAGTTGCTGATCGAGGCCAGCAGGGGCTTGGTGGTGAGCATGTGAGCGATTTCGCCCAAGGTCTGCTTGAAACCTTTCTTCAGGTTATCCCACAGGCTTTCCGCACCGCTGCCGATGTTGCCCCAAGCACTGGCAAAAGCCTCGTCGATACGATCGATTGCGCCCTCGGTCATCTGTCCCCAGATCGTGGCCTTGCTGCGATTGACCTCGTACTCGTTGCCAAGCTTGGCGAGGGCATCCTGGTAGAGCGCAGCATTCTCTGGATACAGCGCCATTGCAGCGTTGAGTGCTTCCTGATCAGCGGTGTAATCCTTGAGCAGCTTCGCCTCCGGATACAGGCGATCCATGATTCCGCCAGCGCTACCTGCCTGCTGAACAAGTTTGAGCGCCTCCTTCTGCGCCTCGGTCGCAGCCAGCATTTGTTTATATTCTTCGCTACCGACTTCGATGTTCTTGCCGGCAAGCGCAATGGTCAGCGCCTTTTCCGCGTTGTACGCCGCGAGAGCATCAGCACCCATCAGCGTGGCTTTGGCCTGAGCGATCAGATCCGCTGTTTCTTTCCCTAGGTCATAGGCAGATTTACTAACGGCCAGTTTGTCCTGGGCGTCTCTCTCCGCGGTGAGCTTTGCTATAACTTCGGCGCGAGCAGCCGCCCCGGTTTTCAGCAGCGCCTCTTCAACCTTTTGCTGCAGGCTGAACTCGCGGGACTTGTCCGTACCGGCCAAGTATGCCGCCGCCAATCCGGTGGCCGACTGAATGGCGATATCGGCTTGGGTTTTGAGATCAGTGAGGGCCTTAGCCTGGTTTTTCGCTTCGGTTGCGGCTTCCTTTACGGCACTGGTGCCGCTTTTGGTTGCCTTGGTTGCCGCATCGTCCGACGCCTTCTGAGCGTCTTTGGCCGCGGCAGCCGAGCGAATGGCGGTGATCATGCCCTCGGTGAGGTTGGTATTTTCGGCGATGAATCTGTTGGCCGCCTCTAGCGAGGTTTTGTCCTGCGCTGCCCCTAACTGTTTTTGCAGCTGCTCGAGGTATTTTTGCCCAACGCCAGCGGCTGCCGCCTTTGCCGCAGCATTCTCGCGCTCTGCCCTGGTAAGTCCGTCGGTTTCGCCTGTTAGCTGGGAAACGGTGTCCTTCAGCTTGGCAAGTTCAGCATTTGATGTTGCCGCTGCACCGCCACTTTTCTCCAGCGCATCTGCAACCTCTGCAGTGACACCTGGAACTTGCCGCACCTGGTCAGCCACGGCCTTCCAGTCAACAACCATTCCGCTCGCTTGGTCAGCCGATGCCTTTTTCACGAGGTCGATGGCGGCCTGGAATTCGGCAGGCAATGGAGCAATGCCCGCCATGAAGCCCGAGGCGCCAGCCAGCCCGGCATTCGTCAGACTGCTTTGGAACTCGAATGATATCGAGGTAGCTGCGGTCGATAGATCCTCTTGCGCATCGGCGATCGTACTGCGCAACTCGCGCAACGTTACAGACTGGGTGGCTCGGTCAAGCTCATTGAATTTTTTGGTGAGCTGGTCGATCGGGCCAGAAAGGTCGCCGAGCTTTTTTTCAAGGTCGCCAGTGTTATCGCGAAGAGTCAGAAAAGCAGTGGCCGCACCGACAGCAAGCATAGCGATGCCAGCAGGTCCACCCAGCAGCCCTATAACCGTACGGCTGGTGCCAACAATAGCGGCCTGAGCTGCGCCGACTGCAGACGTAGCGCGGGCCTCGACCATGCGGGCCTCAGCGAGCTGCAAAGACATCTGCGTCTGCAAAGCTGTGCCTTTCGCTGCGACCGCCTCTTTTTGCGCTAAGAAAACCGAGGTCTGAGCTTTTTGCTGTTCTGCCTGCGCTGCAAGCAGTACGGATGCTGCTTGCGCGCGGCGCGCCATCGCTTCTTCGATCGCCGCCTTCGTTGCCAGCACGGACGCTGCGGCTGAGGCCGTCAATCCTCGAGCGTATACTGCTAGCGCGGACAATGCGGCAACGCCAGCTACCTCGGCAATGGTGCCGAAGTTGTCGGCCAACACTGAAATTCCGGACGCAAGCTTGCCTGTAAAATCGATAGATTCGTTGAGCTGTCCAACGTACACGGTGAAAGCATTATTCAGCGCAACCAAAGCATCACGCACTGCAACGCCCATGCTATCGGCGAGCAGCCCGTTGGCGTCGGCGCTTTTTTGTAATCCCTCGGTCAGGGTGTCGAGGCTCAGCTTCCCTTGAGCTCCCAAGTTTTTGATTTCTTCGGCCGACTTGCCGGTTGCGCTGGACAGCGTTTCCACAATGGTCGGCATTGCAGCAAGCATGGCTTGCCACGAATCCGCATCGATCTTGCCGGTTTGCAGGGATTTGGAATAAGCATCAATGGCAGAGCTGGCCTTGTCCGCCGACGCAGAGTTTGTTACCAGCAAATAGCTGAAGCTATCCATGACGTCCATGGATTGATCCGCGCTTAGGCCCATCGAGCGAAGACTGTCGGACGTGCGGATGTAGAGCTCTTGAGCCTCTTCAAGCGGACGGTAGGTGCGATTTGCAGTTGCAAGTAGGCGTTCTTGAACTGTGTTGTATTCGCCAAAACTTTTGGTAGCCATGCCGATACGGTCGGACATCTGCGAATACGAGTCGGCTGTTTTGATGATGGTACCGATAGCCGATGCGCCGATCGCTGCGCCCAAAGCATTTCTTATCAGACCGGCAGCGCTCTCCGCGCTCGAGCCTGCACGATCAAATGCTGTATCGATACGCCCGAGGCTGGAGTCCATCTTCCCAGCCGACTGCGCAACTGCTGCTTCGCCGCGGGCAATCTCCTGACGAAGCTGCGCTGTCGTCGCCTCAATGCGAATCAGCATGCCTTGAACGTCGGCGTCAGCCATGTACTTTTCTCCGGGCGAAAAAAAACCCGCGATTAGGCGGGCTTGCTTGTAGATGCCAAGTTTCAGGCGATTAGGGTTCTTGTGGTATTACTTTATGCCCGCATGAGGGGCAGCGGCTCGAACTCGCGAACATTTCCATCTGGCACTTGCGACATGACTTTCTGACACCATCAGTGCCGGAATCGTCAATATCCGCTGTGGCGCTTGAGACCCCGTGTGCCGCAATTTTTATCTCTTCCTTTTCGCGAAAGATCCTGTTGGCTTCTTTGATTTTAGCGGCAGTGTTTCGTTTTGATTTCCAACTTTTAACTGACGGCCACAGCAAACATCCCGCCATCAAAATAAAGGTGAAGATGGCGCCGATGGCAATGACGGCGCCGTAAGCGATTGCGCCTGCGGCGAACACCCATATAAGGCCTGGGATAAGTGCCAAAGCGATAAGCGCCAACAAGAGAACCATCAACAATTGCATGCGAACCTCCTTGTGAATGCCGGCAATCTACCACCATCCGCAAGAACCGACCAAAGCCCTTCCGCTGCTCAATCCTTCTTCCTACCCATGGCCGCAACACGAAAGCCCATGCGAGCCTCCTTGGCCACGGCCTTTCTGTCGATCTTGTCCTTGTCACCACCGCCGCCGAAGGGGTTCGTGTCGATCAGGAACTGGCGCTTCGAATCCCAGGCCATGACGATCTCAACGACGGGTGTGTTCCAGGCCTCGCTCGGGGACCACCCCAGCCAGCCGGTGGCTATGTTGAATAGCTCATCGACTACGCTGAGGTCGGGATCCCGCTTTACTCGTTTCCCGACTCGGCCTGAGCTTCCAGCTCGGCATCACTCTTACCGGCAGGATTCAGGAAGCCTTTCAGATACGGAATGACCTGGCTGCCGGCGCTATCGATTCCTTCCTCGAACACGGCTTCCTCGATAGGCGCGGCAGCGTCTTTCTTGGCCAGGTTCACGCCGGTGCCGATCGCGACAATGAAGGCGATGGTAGACAGATTCGCAGTGCCCACCGATTGCATTGCAGGCAAGATCCCGCCAAAGCGGCCTTCAATCGCCTTCATGGCTTTCAGCGTTGGTTTCAGGATGAGGACTTCGTCGCCGAGGGTTACTTCAACGGTGCCGTGGTTAGTCTTGGACATGGATATTTCTCTCTATCGAATGAAGAAGGGCTGACGCCGCAGGTTGCGGCGCCAGGTGAAGCCGACCGATTAAGGCTCGATGACCTCGTACACTTCGGAGTTGATACCCAGGGTCACGGTGCGCTTGAGCACGCCCTCGACACTGATGCCGGTTTTCTTGTTGCTCATGACCTTGGCAGCCATGTAGTCAGTTTCACCGTCGACGTATACGACCTTGATCGGATAGTCATAACGGGAGCGATCCAAAAACGCTTCGACCAACTTGAGCTGGCCAGCATCACCAGCATCGAAGCCGATGGACAGCTCGACCGACCCAGCATCGGCCAGGCCTTTAAGATGCTTCGCTCGGCCTTCCGCCAAGCCGGCAAAACTCACATCGTTGATGGTGTCGCCGTAATCGCCGATGCTTTCCATTTCACCGACTTCGACATAAATCAGGCCGGACAACAGGGTGATGGCGGCGGCATGATCTTTTGGCAGATCGGCAGTGAGGCGCGGACCGATGTAAATTCGCGTGCCAGCGCCGGTATTGATAGACATAAGCAGTCCTCCTGAGGACAGGTGATAAAGCCGCGTGGCGGCGTTGGTTCAGCGGTTTAGTGTTGGGTGATGATTCGCAGCGTCACGGCGCCCATGTAGGTACGGCCATCTGGCTCGCGATTGGACGATGTCCTGAGGACACGAACGGCAACTGATCTGCCCGTGCTCAGTGGAAGCTTGATGCCGTCCATGGCCTCAGCGATCTCGGCGTTGATGCGCTTCACCTCGGTTTGGCCCTGATAGTCGGACCAGACGCTTAAATACAGCAGACGGTCTTCGCGCTTCTTGCCAGACAAAGGTGATGCGTTGCTCGCTATTTCGGAATCGATAACAACATACGGATACGGCGTGCACTCGGGGACCGAGTCAAACACCGGCACCGTCAGCGCAGCAGTGAGGTGCTGGTAAAGGGCTATTTGCAGCGCAACAGATGGATCAGCCATTGCCTAGCTCCCCTGCTGCGCGCGCCAGCGTCGAGCTGATTGCGCCTTCGATGATTCGCACAATGTCTTCCTTGTTCATATCGTACGAAGGCCGCAACCATGGGTGCGCAGCGCGGGCTGGAATGTCGGGGTATTTACCGAAGAAAGTTCCACCGTTTGACTTGTTGGTGTCCCGTCTCTTGCGATTCCCGGCGCGCTTGTCGCCGCTGTACCCTTTTGTTCCGTTCTCAACAAAGCGCATGTAGTACAGGTCTTTGTTGTTCTTCTTGCCCCGGATGCCGATCTGCGCATCAAGGCCGCTTTTTGAAACGAACGCAGTCAGTGCTGATGCTGCCTCGCCCGTGTCCCTGGGAATCAGTTCCTGCTGCGAAGCCAGAACAAGATCTGCGGCTTCCTGCATCGCTACGCGCAGCTCGTTATCCATCGCGGTGTGGATGTTTCGAAGCGTTTTACGAAGCTTGAAATCTCCTTCAAGACGCGAGCGCCGGGCCATGGCTTACTCCTTGGATTTGGCTTCCTTGCTCTTCGGCGCCGCAACCTCGGCGGGAGCGGCTTCTGCGGGCACTTCTTCAATCAGCTTTCGCTGGATGAGATCAGCACCCAATTCAGCGGCAACGATGAATTCATCACCGGCGCGCTTAGAGCCCATCGGGCCGGACAGCCCGGCTAATGCTCGAACTTTCATGGATTGATACCTCAGGGTTGTGGAACGTTTGAACACAGCAGTCGAAGCATGGAGCGCTCGTTGTCGGGCAGAACCGCCTCGATCATGTAGGTGGTGGTTTTGTGCACCAGGCGCATCTGCGCAAATACGTCTGAGCGGGGACGGATGCGAATCTCAGCGGTTACCAAGCTGGTGAGCTGATCCGCAACGGTTGCCACCCTGCCGGTCGGCATGGTGATTTCCGCCCAAAGCTCGCCCACATCAGACCAGCCTTCGACGCCGCCGCCCGCACCATCCGGGATCCGCTGACGCTTCTGAAGCACGCACCGATTGCGTAATGGACCGGCACGCATCAGACGCCCAGCCCGACACGATATGGAGCCAATAGCGAGCGCGAGCCCATTGGCAATGCGCTAGATATCGTGCCGACCACAACATCTTCCCGGTTCCCATACAGATGGCCGAGGACCAGAAGGCAGGCGGCAACGATGGACGGGGAAATAACAATTGGATCTACACCTGCAGCGCCCTCCAGCACCGCGGCTGCCAGACGGTCTGCATCAGCATAGAACGCACGGTTGATGTACTGAGAGACGCTGTCCTCGGCAGCATCAAGCAGAAGCTGGACATGATCGAGGTCAGCGTCATCCGCCCGGACATGCTGCATGGCAACTGCGATATCGATAACCGACATGATCAGTCCGCCTTTTTGGTGGCCTTCTTCACCTTGCCAGTGGTGTCGAGCGACAGGTTTTGGTTGACACCGTCACTGGTCAACGCTCTGGTGGCGACTGCTGGCTCGTCGTCGAGCGTAACGATGACTTCGTCTTCGGACTCATCAAGTGCTGCGTAGCCCTTTTGGACCAGCTCACGGCCATGCTGCTCGCCGGTTTCGAAGGAGCGACCCTCGACCACCGTCATGCCGCCCAGATAAAGCGGCTTCAGTGTTTTCAGTTTCATGCTGCCTCCAACGGGCCGCCACATCGGCGGCCCTCAACAGGGTTAAGGCGCAGGGGTGGCGAACGTGCCGTAGATGAACGCTTCCGGACGCTTGACCGCCAGAGCCAGACGCTCTTCGCAACGGATCGAGATCATGTTCTTCTCGAAGTCGTCAGCGTTCTCGGTGGAGATCACCACGTTGGCATCTTCGCGATCGAAGATCTGGGCGCCGGTTTGGAAGGCACCGGTAAGGAACTTGCCGAGGAACGCTGCCAGTTCAGTTGCAACAACTGGCAAACCCCACAGAGTAGGCCCGGCGAGGCTCAGCGGGTTGCCGATGATGTAACGTCCCAGGGTGTCCTTGGTCAGCTCGATCTTCGCCCAGTCAGTGAAGTGAAGCACGTGCCCGCTGGCCGGCAATCGTGCCAGTTGGGACTGGAGCATGGCCAGGCGCAGCTGGTCGATCTGGGTCATCGCATCAGGCTCGAAGGCAGCCGAGTAGGCTTCGGCCTGCGGCACGATCCCCTGCAGGTGCACACCAGTACCGTCGCCGAACAGGATCTCCGACTCTTCGGCGTACTTCAGGCCATAACGCATCTCGGCGTCGATGGTCGATTGCAGCTGAGCGAAGTCATCCAGGATCTGCTTCGATGCCTTGAACATATGCGCGATGGTAGTCACCGGCGTGATCTTGGTGTCGAACTGGATATCGCTGTACGGCTTGGCGGTGTTTTCGGCAACCACGCGCGCGGCGCTGGTGAAGCCGGTTTGCTGAACCCAGAAAATCGCCGGGGAGGTAGTACGGCCCGGCGCAATCAAGTCGCGGATGAACAGGCGCTGCTTCGGCATGACATCAATGCCTGGCAGGCGCTGAGGCTCAACTACACCTTCGGCAACGCCGGTGCTCAGCAACGCAGCGTTAACCGGAACGCTGACGCGGCGGTTGCCTTGAATGCTTTTGGCGAACTCAGCCAGGGCTTCGCTCTTGATGACGGTACCGCCCAGGGTCTCACGCTGAGAAGCGGCGGCCTGGGTAGGAATGCGGGCGAACTCCTGTTCCAGTTCGCCGAGCTGGGCTTTAAGCTGCTTCTCGGCTTCGGTCAGGGTGTTGAACTTGATAGCCATTTCATCAACGGCGGCTTTGGTTTCAGCAGACAAAGTGCCTGCCTTTTTCGCTTCGCCGAGCGCGGCTTCAGCTTTCAGACTGAAGTCACTGGAAGCCCTTTCGAGCTCGGCACTCATTTTGGCAAGCAACTGGGCTTGGTCGGACATGGTTTCGTTCCTTTAATTGGTAGCGGCTGCCGAGAACCGAGCGAGTGCTCGTTCAAGTTCGGCGATTGGTTCGGCCAGATTGGCCAGGTTGTCGGCAGCGTCTTGCGTACCGGAGTCGGCAGCGCAAGGCGTGCCGGACTTGATTTCTTGAATGAGTGACCGTCGCTCGCTGCGGGGCATGCCCTGCTTGGCGAGGATCAGATCGAGCTTTCGTGCGGCGATCAGGCCACCTTGAGCCTTCGTGCCCTCTTTTATGGAGTCGGACTCGAGAAGCGAATCAGCGAACCCCTGCTCCACAGCAGCGGAGCCGCCTATCCACGTTTCCGCATCCATAAGCTTTTGCATTGCCTTCAGATCACCGCCGGTGCGGGCGGAGTAGATATCGCCCATGGCCGCATCGAACGGCTCCATCATGTCGGCGACTTCGCGAAACTGATGGCGATTGCCTGCAGCAATGGTCCAGCCGTTGTGGATCATCAGAAAGCCGGATCGAGCAACCTGTATCTCGTCGCCCGCCATCGCGATAATCGACGCAGCTGATGCAGCCAGACCCAGCACCTTTACGGTGACATGGCCCTTGTATTCTCGAAGGATGTTGTAGATCGCCAGACCTTCGAACATGTCGCCGCCAGGTGAATTGATATTCACGGTGACGTCCGCCCCGTTGATCGACCGGAGCGCGGCACTGATACGTTTGGCGGTGACGCCCTCTCCCGACCACGGATCGAACCCGATGGCATCGAGAACGGAAATCGTATTCTTGTCATCCTCGGCTGCCGCTTGGATGCCAGCATTCCAGCGCTCCATGGCTTGAGGCATCAGGTCAAAGGAAACGCCCGCGCACGGACGACCCGCCGGCGCAGCCGGAAGGCTTCGAATTGTCATGGGTCAGTCTCCAGGGTTGCCGGAGTTCCGGCCTTGTTCGTTCGGTGTGAGCCAGGCAGTTAAGGCCGCGCGGACTTGCTCGCCGCTACCAGCGCCCTGCCCCAGCATTTCGATTGGGAGCAAGTTCGACTGGACGGTGTAGACATCGCCGCCGGGGATCGGCGGAAGATTTTCAAGGCGCCGGACCTCGTTGCGACTCATCCAGCCATTCTGCAGGCAGATGTTGTAATAGCTCGCTCGCCCCTGGCTGTCAGCCCTGAGCAGACCTTCAACCGAGAACTCCGCGAAGTAACGGTCGTCGCGATCCAGAAGGCAGCGAATGATTTCCTGCTCGATGTTTTCGAGCAGGGGCCGCAGGCAGTTGGTGAGGAACTGCAGGTTTTGCCCCTCTACGCTGGAGGCCCAGCTGCTCTGCTTGTCCATGTGGCCCACCATGAACGGCGGCACACGGAACCAGCGACACACCTCTTCAATGCCGTAGGAGCGAGACTCAAGCATCTGAGCCGCTTCGGGGTTCATGGTGATGCCCTGGTACTTCAACCCCGCCTCGGCGACCATGATCTTGCCGGCGTTTTTGGAACCCATGAAGCCTTCAAGGCTTTTGCGCAGATGCTCGCGCTGGTCAGGCTTGAGTATCTGGTCGCTGCTCAGGATGCCGGAGGCCTGCATGCCCTGAGCGAACACCTTGGCGGCCGCTTCCTCTGCGGACATCGCCGCGCCGAATATCTCTTTGCCGGTCGATACCGGCAACATGCCGCACACCCCGTCGAGGCCAAAGCCACGGATGTGCATCATGTCGTCCTCGGCAATAACCCTTGGCTTACCCTTGACCGTGTACTTGTATTCGAGTCGCCCGTTTTCGAGCCGCTTCACCGTCATGAGCTGGGGCAGCAGCGGATCCAACGCAACAATCCGAGAGCCGATCCGGCGCTTCTCAACGAAGGCATTGCCGCGTAGACAGATGCTGGCCACGATCATCAACATGAACCGGCCCGGCGTCATTTCGGCATTGGGGCGTTTCGTCAAAATCTCATACAGCGGGTGATTCGTAGCAGGGACCCGTCCGCCGTCGCTGTGCCGCTCGTACAGCCGAAGAGGCAGTGTCGATACTGTTTCCGAAAGGAGACGAACACATGCCCATACGGCCGAAAGCTGTAGGGCCTTGTCCACAGTGACGGACTTGCCGGAAGCCGACGTTCCGAACCACTCTTGCCAGAACGTATCAGAGGTCAAACCAACCGGCACGCCCAGCCAATTCTGGAGGGCAGATCGAACCCGCCCGGGTTTCTTATCGCGCGCCATTAAATGCCTACCATGATTGGGTTGTCGTAGAAGCCGCTGGTGTCAGGATTGCCGGCCAGAATCATTGCCCGGTTGACGCCCATTAGCAGGGCTACCGGGCCGTCGATCTTGTTCGCGTTTTTCTCCTTGCGGGGAAAGACGTTCTCGTTAGCGTCAGGTTTTGCGGTGACGTTGCCCATCATCCAACTGAGAATCGGATTCCCGTCGTGATGAAAGCGTCCGCTAAGAATCGCGCCATTGAGCTCTTTCATGGCCGGCGAAAATGTCTTCACAGTTTTGGGGATCTTGACCGGAGTGTGCCCAAGCGCCTCAAAGTCCTGAGCAATCTGGAAAGCGCCCCATTCGTCATGCGGAATCTCTGTCAACGCTACGTGGTTGGCATCTTCGAGCAGGTCGTCTCGGACCAGGTTGAAACTCACCTCGGCGCCATCGCAGCCTGTCAGTACTCCCTGATTCAGCCATTTCTGATACCGCTCAATGACTGCCCGCTCCTTGCCGTACTGGATGGTTTCCTCCGGCAGGTAGAAGCGCGGAGCGATGCAGTAGTAGTGCAGTACGCCGTCAATCATCCGATAGAACAGGTTGATCCGGGCACAGATGTCGGTCTTCGATGCCAGGTCGAGACACATCAGGCATTCGGAACCTTCGAAATCTTCGAACAACAGACCAGGATCAGCGCAGTCGCTCCACGCTTCCATGTTGAAATAAGCCGCACGGGCTGAAACCCAGACGTTGAGGTGTTTTGTTTTGAACGTGTTCTGAAAACTGGCGTTCTTGACGGCCTTCAATTGCTGGCTTTCCAAGTATTCCTGGTAAACCGAAACGCCCATATTCGGATTGGCTTTGGCCATGACCGCGGGATCGGTCCAATCGTCGCCTTCGTCGATGGTCCAAATCCAACCAAACAGCTCCTCGTCGGTCACCGTCCCTTCGAGCATCTCGACGACGCGGCGGCGCATCTCATAGCACGGGCCTTCGATGTTGCTGCCAGCAGTGGTGATGATGAACATCAGCGGCTGGAGCCTGGCACCCATACCGGTGACCATGGTTTCGTACAAGGCAGCAGAATCGTGCTCGTGGTATTCGTCGACAATGGCGCAGCTCGGCGAAGCCCCGTCACCAGGGTTACCAATCACCACTTCGAACCGGCTGCCATCAATAGGCTTGCTCATGTTCGAGGCGTTGACCTCGATCCCGGCCGCCTCCATCAGCATGGGCGAGCGAAGAACCATCAAGCGTGCTGGGCGGAAAACTTCCCACGCCTGCTTCTCGGTCGTTGCGCCGCTGTAGATCTCCGCGCCGAACTCCCCGTCGGCGACAAACATACCGATGCCAACCGAGGCGGCGATAACGCTTTTACCGTTCTTGCGCGGGACCTCCCAGTAACTTTCGCGGAACCGGCGCAGGCCTGAGCGCTTCTTCACCCAGCCAAACGTGACGGCCAGCCCGAACTTCTGCCAAGGCTCCAGGGTGATCAGTTGACGCTTGCGGGCCCATTCGCCTTTCACGTGCGGCATGAGCTGCGCGAGCTTCAAGTACTTCTCGGCCTTCTTGGCGTCGAACTTGAACGGGAAGCTCGCAGACTTACTCTTGATCAGATCATCTATGTGCCGCTGGCAAGCCAGCTGGACGTATCGGCACGCAGGGACATGACCTCGAATCACCGCACGCGCCCAGCGGTTCGCCGCTTCGACGTTCGGGTGCTTGAAGGCCATGGTTATCCATTAAGTAGTGCCGAAAAGGCGTTGGTTTCTCCGGTCTTTTTCGCTCCCACAAGGCGCGTACGGCTCGAAGGATCAAGTCCGAGCAGCGAGCCGAAGGTGACCATCTGCGCCATCGCTTCTTTGGCCGCGGTGAGTGCCGGGTTTTTGATCGGCGATCCCATTGCCGACTGGACGACAATGCCGAATTCCACAACCGAGGCCTGCGATGCGCGCCAGTTGGCGTAGGCAGTACAGAACGCCTCGACGTTATGCAGATCGGTGACGCACAAAACCTTTTCAGCCAGGAGCGCCGGAACGACCCGAGCCCACATTTCTTGTGAGTTCGGACACAGCCACTCTGGGGGGTCGATATTGGTGACAAGCTCAAAACTGGGCTCATCTTTGTTAAGTTTTCGTTTGCCGGGATTCCCGGCCAACTCCTTGGTGGCCGTGGGTTTCGGGCGACGGCCGGAGCGCCCCTTGACCCCCGGCATTCGCTCAACTCCTGAATTTCATTTTTCGCGGGTGCATGCAAAAGGCCAAGGGGACGGTCATGTAACCGAAAGGCCTGAACTTTTACCCCTCCCCCTGCGAACCTTTCTCATTCGCCTGATGCTCGACCGAAACCGGCCGATTTGCCCTTTTCCGACGCCGTTTTTGCCTTGTGGCATGGGCCGCACAGGGACTGAAGGTTGTCATCGTCCTCAGTGCCGCCATTTGCACGACTGATCACGTGGTCAACCTCGTTCGCCGACTCAACCCGACCCGACCTTGAGCACAACTGGCAGAGGTAGTGGTCACGCTTGAGGATTCGAGCGCGCTGAATGCGCCAGGCGTGACCGTAGTTGCGGGAGGTCGTGCTGCCCGACCTGTCTTCGCGCTTGCTCCAACCTGACCGGAGTTCGGCATGGGCATCGCAGTAGCCTTTTTGATCGGCTGACTTAACCAGAGCCGGGCAACCGAAGGAGCGGCATGGGCGAGCCATTAAGTCGGCACCTGACTTACCCGAACATCGCCCCAGGCGTGATAGCTGTCGATGCGATCCGTGCCCGGAATGACCTCCACCGGATCACAGTAGGCAACGACCAGCCCAAGCTGGGTGTCAGCGAAGAAAGCGTCTTGCACCTGAGTGCCATCGAGAAACACCAAGCGCTCGCCTCGACCATCCTCGACGGTATGGACACGCTCCTGGCTGAAGTAGTCGGTCTCGGACTGGGTCATTGGTGTCTCACTCAACAGTTGCGTTAGGCCAGATGCCCTGAACGAATGCCAGCGCTCCAGCGTGGTCGTGGTCTTCCGGCATGATCATTGGGAATGGTGGGTAGCCTGGGACGGACACCCGCCATGATTTCTTCATGTAGACCTGATGCTGACGCCGCGAGACAGCACGCGATCAACCCTGTCCATGTCGGGCTCCTTGCCGGTCAGCCAGCACACCAGCGCGAGCGATCGGATGTATGGGATTACCCACCATGCAACGTGACGCTCAGGGACAATGTGGCTATGGCCATCAGTCCATCCTCAAGATGCGAGCGACATTACCCTTGGCGCGGCACACCAACACGGCGGCGAGGAAGTAGAACGCGGTGTTAAACCATGAGGCGTCCGCGAACTCTCCCTCCAGCACCATGCGGCCAACCAGGCTGACGCACTGCATGCCCGTGATCGCGCAAGCTGCCCAAGCCATGAGGCTAATCGCAGGCTTGTAGCGTGCGTCTGGGAGCGGCCGGTAGTGCAGGCCGATCATGATGAAGATCAGTGCGCAGAGTGCGGCTTGTAAGATGGCAACCATTCAACCCTCCTTTCCGGCGAACCGGGCGAGGAACCATTGAAGCCAGCGCGGCATAGCACCGGTCTGCATCCATTCGATAACACTGGCCAGTAACACGACGCAGAAGGCGCCGCAGAGGAATGCGCTAAAGCCCGCCGTCTTGGTCCAGGCCCAGCCCATGACCTCAGCGGACCCAAAGTAGCCACCGATCCAACCGGTGAACAGGTAACCAACGCGCCGCCAAGACGTGATGTCCTTGGCGAACACGACATAGAAGAAAGCCCCACCGAAAGCGCCGACCAATGCAGCCAGGTCAATCTCAGGGAATGCAGCACCCAGGCTCACGCTGCCCAGCACGCCAGCCACTGCAAGGGCGCCGGTACTCGGTTCGGCCATATGGATACTCCAGAGACGAAAAAGCCCCGGCAAATGCCGAGGCTCTGTGAACTGTAGAAAGCAAAAAGCCCAGCGGGTGGCTGGGCTTTGGCTGTCGTATCTCATACGCGCAAGATCGACATGATGGGGTTAATTTACGGCGAGTCGGCAAACCCGTCAAGCGGCGCCGAGGAAGATTTCTTCACGGTCGAATATCTCAGTTGCATTCACTACCGCGGCCTCCTCCAATGCTTCGAGACGCTTGTTGATGCCCGCCCTCCAATCACGCCGAGTGCGTTCCGGTGACGCATTAAGATCCCAAGTGTTCAGGTCATAGAACTCGGCGGGCAACACGATCATATCGGTGGAGCGCTTACCTATCTGGACGCCCTTCAGCTTCGGGATTGCCCAGGCGGTCAGCGCCTTATAGATGAACAACTGCGGCGCAGGGGAAGTCATTCGAGCCACCAGACGGCCGATGGCGGCGACCTTGTTGGCCTTGTGCGTCGAGTACTTGGCCACCAGAACATCCCATTGAGCTGGCTCTAGCTGACGGTGTAGGAGCGCATATAGGCAACAGTCGTAATCGAACTTGTCGCGCACCGAAAGCGAACTGCCGGTACCACCTTGGCGCAGATCGGCGTCGATCAGCTTCTGCCAGGACTGCTTTGTGCTGTTGTCGATGTTGTCGGCAGCCAGCACCCGGACCAGTGTGCCCATCACGTCTTTATAGATGCCCATGACTCAATCCCCCCGGAAAGTCGTGCGGCCGGCGCCGCGAGTGTTGTCTTGCTGGTAGTGCCTGGCTTCGGCGCTGGGCGCCGAGCAGTCGAGCGTCTTCAGTTGTGCGGTCAGGTTGCGAACCCTCAGGCCGAGCTGAACCACCAGGTCATCCATACGCAGCGGTTCCAGTGTCTCGGAATGGACGAGCCCGGACGAGTGACAGCCGATGCATTCGAGCTGATGGAATAAACCTTGGATCAGGCCGGCGCCATGGCAGGACGGGCACTCAGTCATCGGGATCAGGCAGCGCACAAAGGCGGGGCCATGCTGCTTTTTCATCATTTCTAAACCTCGCCTATGGTTTGTCGTTGATTTGGCTAGAGGCCGCGCAACTCGTGGCCTCCGCCGGAATGCGTGAAACTTCGCATAATGGCTCTGCAATGGTGTGGATCGAGCTGAAACCACGCCCGTCTAGCCATTCGTGCCACTTCTCCAGCGCCTCGCGTTTGCCCGCTTCGACCCACGTGTGGATATAGGCCTGCACGTTGTGACCCATCGCGTGGTTGAGCAGCAGCTCTCCGATGAGGAAGTCGACGCCCAGATCAACCCAGCCAGTACGAGCCACCTTGCGCAGGTCATGGCTTGTCCACTCGCCCTGGGCCAGTCGAGTGAATACGGCGCAGGCCTGGCTGTCGGTCAGTGGCTTGCCGCCTCGTGAAGGGAACAGATATTTGCCTTGGTAGCCGGTGGCTGCCTGCGCAGCGTGGTAACGCTTGAGCAAAGCGCAAACCTGCTCAGTCAGTGGCAGGGTCAGTTGGCAACGGGTCTTTGTATGCTCGGCCGGGATGTGCCACTGACGCTCCTCGAAACTGAAGTCAGACCACTCAGCCATCCGCGTTTCGCCGGCACGGGTACCGTGGCAGAGCATCATCAACGCCAACATTGCATCAGCCGGCGCCGAGTTGAACTTGGATGCCAGACCGGTCAGCACTTCCTCAACCTGCACGTCACGCAGGCGTGCCGCCTTGGGTTTGATCTTGGTTTTGGAGAAGTCGCTGAAGCGGATTGCGTTCATAGGGTTGGTTTCGATCAAGCCGAGACGGGCTGCCTGGCGAAACGCCAACACCAGCAAGCGAAAGATCAGGCGCAAGTACTCAAGCGACAGCTCGGCCTGCAAGGGCCACATCAGTCGCTGGTCGATTTCGGATTTGTTCACACTCGACAACAGCAGGTCGCCGAGTCGGGGGCGAAGGTGCTTACTCATCACCGATCGCGCCGTGGTCTTGCGCTTGGCAGAAAGATTACGGTCACGCCCCATACGGTCATCAAACCAAGCAAGCAGCTCGCCAACAGTCACCCACGTGCCTATCGCCGTTCCGGCGTCGGGCTCGGTGACCAGGCGGGCACGCACCGCCGGCAAAGCAGCGAGCATGTGCTTGGTGTTCAGGTCGGGATAATTTGCGATCTTGTTCCACGCACTGCCCACGACCAGGTACCACGATCCTTTGGTGCGGTCTTTCTTGTAGCGGAACCTGAAAGCGGGTTGGCGCGCGTCCCGAAGATCGCGCACCTCACTGGCTGCATTCCGGCGAATCTCGGCATCCGAGAGAGTCACCGTTAGCGTCTTGGGTTGAGTCATGCAGCCACCACTGTTGGTGCGAGTCGAAGGTAGGCGCGGATCTGCTCCATCGCGTCGAAATGCCCACGGCAGACGATGGCCAGATACCCCTGATCGTTCAGCTTGCGAATCCACTTGTGCTGGATTTCCGAGACAGCAGCGGCATTAGGCGGTGTCGCCTTGAATTCGATGTACAGGCCGAAATAGCCGCCGCGCGCCATGGTCAGTACCAGATCAGGAACACCGGCAGCGACGCCCTGCCCTTTCAGATCCGCCGCGACCTTCTTCAGCCGGTGCCCACCGTTGGGGACGTGATAGATCAGGTCGGCGACTTCCGGCATCCGGATGCGCAGCTCGGCAATCAGGGCAGCCTGCTCCAGGCCTTCACGGTCGACGCGCTTGGCCCGGACGGCTTTCGGTTTGAACAGCTTGGGAGCGAAGGCCTTCATCCGCGATCACCACGCGCCATGCGTGCGCGCCGATTGATCCGGCGTATACCCCACAAGCCGGCTTCGCAAACGGTCAAAACGAAGCCGAGATAAATTACGAAAAGGTTGCTTTCGATAAAGGCGATCATGCGGCCCCCTTCACGGTGAGAATTCCTGCCCTGATCAGGGCTTCGTGGGTTTCGGCGATAGCGCGCGGCACGTCCTGCCAATCGATCTCGCCGGCGGCGCGGCCGTCGATCACGTCATGGCAGGCGCTGCACGCGTACACCGCCACTGTGTCGAAGCCCTTCATGCCCATGCCCTTCTGCCCGCAAGGCAAATGCGCGAGAACAGTGGTTTCCGGGTTGTGGTTGCAGACGCCGGGCATGCGCAGCGTGCAGTCTTGGCCGTTCGCCGAGGCGCGGAGTTTCTTCGAGTTCACTTTCATTCGGGATCCCTGGCCTTTTGCTCAAGCTCAATGAGCAATTCAAGGAAGTGTTTGGCTTTCTCCAGGTCGGCCAGGCCGCCCTTGTCGCGCCAGCGTGTGACGTACTTGATCACGCTGCCCTCGGCGAACGGGATGCCATTGGCGTGGATGTATTCGATCGGCTGGATTTTGAGCGACTTGTAATGGCCGCCTGAAACTTGTTTATCGAGCGCGCTCATTGGGCAGCTCCTGAGCGCATGGCACGCAACTGAGCGAGTGCACTGTTTCCAATCTCAGGGGTACGGCGGCCATCTACGCGGGCAGGCAATGCCAGTGGCATCTTTTGTAGCGGCAGCCCATCGATCAAGCGGCGCAGCGTGATCACGTAGTTGCGCTCGAACAGCTTGCGAGCGAGCGAAGTTTCAAGGCGGTTCAGGCTTTCGAAGCCGGATTCCTTTGCTGTGTGCCAGATCGCGTCATGCGACCAATTCGCCTGGCCGGCCATTGATGGATGGACATTGCGGCACGCTTCGCGGAACGCCGTTTCGAGCGGTGGCAGCCCGAGCATTTCCGGGGTGGGCTGACAAAGGATGATGAACTTGCCGACGCTTGGGGCGAAGTCGGAGCCAAGCTTTCGGCACTGCTCGATACCGAAGCGAATCTGCTCGACCTTAGTGATTTTCTCGGTCATGAAAGCCTTGGTCCACGTGGCTTTCGCAGCATTGACGGCCTCTTGGTCAGGCCATGCCTGCTTCCAAGCTGGGAAGATTGCCATCAGCTCACGGAACAACGCGTTGATGACCTGTACAGTCCCGGGATCAACCTTGACCGGTGCACCCTCAGCCGAGGCGACGTTGGGCAACATTTTCAGCACACTCGAAACGGAATTCATCACAGACCTCCCAGGTCATCACCCCAGCTGGTGTCATTGAAATCAGGCTCTTGGCCACGGCCTGCTGCCTGCACTCGCTCACGTTTCACCCACTGAACCAGCCGGTAGCACCAGCCGGAACCGGAATCCCGCGTTGTCGTCTTGGCGCAATAAAAACCTTTGAACTTGCGGACCGCTTCCACCGGCACGCAATCGTCTGGCAGACCAGCGATTGCGATCTGGTCCGACAGCGCCTTCTCGTTCGGAGCCCAGGTGGCGAACATGGCGAAGCGTTGGCGGTCGTCTTGCGATTCGACGGCGCCCCGGTCTTGGTCGGCGACAGCGGAATCGACCTCGCGCTGCTGCAGCTGCTCTTCGGTTACCTGATGGTTAAGTGACGTATTGGGTGCAGCCACTGCACCCCGTTCTGTCTCAGGCTGCACCCCGTTCTGTTGTGAGTTGCACCCCGTTGCGTCATTTGCACCTCGCTCAGAACGGGGTGCAGGATTTGCACCCCGCGATAGTTGAAGGTCGTAAACGACTGGGCGGCGGTCATGACGTTCGATGTGCACGGCGGCGATCGCCTGATTGCCCTTCCTGATCAGCCCAGACTTCTCCAGATCGTCCAGCTTGTAACGCACGGTGCGCTCAGACAGACCTGTGTCTTCGGCCAGGGTGGTAGCGGACGGAAAGGCACCGGTGCCATTCGACCCGGCGTAGTTGGCCAGGCACAGCAGCACGTGCCGAGCGCTGGAATCTTTGAGAACTTGAGTGGGCAAACCGAGCGCCCATGACATTGCTTGAACGCTCACAGCGTGATTCCTTGAAGTTGTTCAGCCAGCGTGACGATGCCGGCGCGGGTGACCATTACTTGCTCAACGACCTTGATGTCCTGCCCTTCCCCACCACCAACCTTGACGAGCTTGTGCTTGAGCCAGCCGCTGTTCAGTCGAGGCTGATACGCAACCCAACTCGAATGCGCGGTGCGCCGGTGAATCCAGCGGTTCTGGTTGAGCCATCCGAAAAGCTTTGTTGGGCGGACGCCGAGAATCTGGGCGGCAGTGGTGATGCAAACGTCTCCCTGCGTTTTGGCAAGACGGTTGAGCGCATCAACCTTTGGCGTCTGTTTGGCGATGACCTGTTGAAGCTGAAGGTTTTGCTCGGCCTGCTCGGCGGCGAACCGCAAAGCTTCCGGAAGGGTCTTGGGGATTGAAACGACGTGTCGCGACACGTTTTCAAGTTCTTGCAAACGTGTCACGACACGGTATCGAAGCGGCGCGCTGTAACCGGCGAGCAGCGTGATGACCAAGTCGTGCGAGAGAACGAATTCAGTCTGTTGACGATTCATGCCGTCCAAATAGATGCGTCCAAAAGTGGACGCATCGAAATTCAGGTCGGCGAGCATGCGCTTGATGTCACGGGCGACATGCTGATGCTGCTTGCCAGTGAGATCAGCGATCTCCCGGCTCGACATGCTGACCGTATTGCTTGGAGCGACGATCGTGTTCATAATGGCCCCTCAAGTGTTTTGTTGTTTAAAGAAGCCGCCCTGCCAGGCGGTTTTTTTATGCCTGCGATTCACGCTGCCTTGACTGAGCTTTCCAGCAAATGGAGGCTTTCCCGAACCTGGCCGATCTCATTCAAAATGTCCGCTTTCTCGCTGGCCGAAACGTGCTGGTCATCCAGCGCCTCATGAACTGCAATGGTGAGATCTGCCACTTCCTTCCCGACATGCACCAACGAAGCGGTCAGCTCTTTCGGGGCAGGCGCAACCTTCGGCACCAACTCGAAACCGAACTGATCGGCCAGGGCTATCAGCGGGCGCATGTCGCCGGTGTGCAGCAAGACGCCAAACAAGTGCTCGATGGTCAGGTGATGCGCAGCGTTGTCCGGGTTCGAGCGCTGGAGCAGGCTCACGTGCGCCATGCACATTTTCCCGGCCAGCTCTTCCGCCCCGCTCTCCTTGATGGTGGTGTGGCAAGCCCTCAAGAACTTTTCCATTCGTAAAACCTCAATTTTGTTTCCGTGGTTTCGGTGATGGCGTTAAGCGATCATTTGCTCAACGGATCAGCGAAAAAGGAGATGGTTATGCAGCCGATTTTTGGGATGGAAACGGGCGAAGTTCATTTGCTTGGAAGCTGCCATCTGGTAGCTCAAGGACACGAATGTCGCGCTTGGCTGACAAAGCTTTGTGAATGGCCGGAGCGGTGACCCTGAGAAGCCGAGCGGCTTCGGACTGCCCTTTGTCGGCCACAAACTTGTCGAGGGGAGTCTCATTCATGGTCGTGCCTCATTTGGTGATGAGAACAATATTAACCATCTGTTAATCTTTAATCAATACCGATGGTTTCTTCTTATTTTTAACCGTTGGTATACATTCGCGCGATGACGAAGAAACGAATCCTCCCGCCCGAGCTGATCGCCGAGTGCACAGCCGCGCACGACCTGTTCCTCTCGAAGAAGAACGAGCTGAAGCTCAGTCAAAAGAAAATCGCCGATGAGGCGGGCATGACACCTGCTGCCGTGAACCTGTATTTCAAAGGGATCAACCCCTTGAATACGAAATTTGCAGCTGTGCTTGCGCGCATGCTTGATGAGCCTGTGTCGGCATTCAGCCCGCGTCTGGCTGACGAGATTGCGGCAATGACCAGCGCTCCCGCTAAGTCTGCGGCGATTGGTGGGGCGAGCGCGGCAGAGAAAGTGATGGAGATGATCCGCAAGCATGCGGGCAAGAATCTCGACGCCGACGCTCAAGAGAAGATCGCAGCGGCAGCGCTAACGGCGGCCAGCGAGGCCCAGGGCAAGGTTATCCAGGCGGATTTTTCAGGGTTGAAAGCGCGTGCAGGCGAGATCGTGATTCGCCAGTACGATGTCCGGGCTTCGATGGGTCACGGCCAGGTGCCGAACGACTACAACGAGGTGGTGCGAAATCTGATCATCCATGAGGACGTGCTCCGCGAGAAAAACATCTCGTACACCTCTCCTCACTCGCTGGCCATGATCACTGGCTGGGGTCAGAGCATGGAAGGCACGATCAACGACAAAGATCCACTGATCGTAGACAAGGGCGTCAACGAGTTCGCGGGCGAAGCCATATACGTCCTGACTTGGCACGAGCATCTGTACATCAAGCGCATTCAGGTGTTGGATTCTGAGCGGTTTTTGCTGGTGTCCGACAACCCAAACATCAGGGACCAAGAAGCGCGGATTGAGGATGTCACCGTTCACGCCAAGGTATTGATGATCTGGAATGCGCGGAAGGCCTGACTAGGTGGCGACAGAGTTTTGCAGCTAGATTTTCAATAACAAGGAAAGGGACATGACCAGAGAATACGAACGGAACGAAGTTGCACCTCAGACTCCGGTGATTAAGCGTACCCACAATCACATTAACGAGCACTGCACATCCGTATTTGTTATGGCAATGGGTAGCGCCGAAGGCCAGCGGCTGGTTCTTCAATTTGGCAGGGATGCAGTAGAGCTGGCTGATGGCTCTACAAGAGGGGACAACAAGGTGCAGACGATTCAGCATACGTTTGCGAACCTGACGATTGATAGCTCCGAAGCGGTGAGGATGGCCGAAGCTATTCTCAGACTAGTAAAAGAGCATGGCGAGCGCGGGCATGCCGGGTCGTAGCCAAAGAGCTCCTGATGATCTTGCATCGTTCTCTATCATCATTGCTCATGCCAAGAACGATCCAGAAATTCGCGAGGCAATCCTGGCAGATGGGTCATATCGCACAATCTGGCCGCTGATCATCGATCAAAATGACAAACAACAGGCAGTGGGCGATACTCATCTCATGAATGACATTACCCGCGAAGAGCTGAGCAATACCCTGTCCGCCATTGAAGAGCGGATGGATAGGCGCGTCGAGCGGATGGAGCAATCCGATGGCCGCCGTGCGGATGCCTACCGTCGCGAACAAGAGGCGCGAGATAAACTCTACGCTGAGCGCTTTGAAGCAACGAGCAGGCGGCTCGAGGATCGCGATAAGGTTATTGACTCAAAGCTCGACGCGATGAATGAGTCTGTGCTGCGCATGACGGAAAAGGTAGACGGCTTTTCCGACCATCTCGACACGAAGGTTGCAGAGGTTAAAACCTCTAACCGCAACACGATTCTTGCCATTCTGGGTATCGTAGTTTCGGTTGGCGTGGCCACCGTGCTCGGCCTATGGGGAGCAAACTCTACAATTGTGGGGAGTGCATCCTCTATTTTTCAGGCTGGACAACAACAGGCAGGACAGGACAAGCTGCTTCAAGACCTCCTTCTCGAAACAAAAGCACAGTCTGCTGAGACAAGGTCGCTGCTTGAAAAAATGAAGACCCAGCAAGCAAATTAAGTCGTGCCTGATTAAGCAAAGCCCAGCCTAGCGCCGGGCTTTTTATTGCCTATTAGAAAGGAGCAGCCTCTTCCTCCAGGGCCTCCACTTCACCTACATCGAGAACTCGATCCTCCTCGCTGGGCGCTTCCCACTCCAGGAGCACCCCGCCGTCGTCCTGGAAGATCATGCTGACCCCGTCCGTCTCGGCTATTCGCCCCATAACTTCGTCCCACTCTGCATCTTGATCACTTTCCATGCGATGGATTAGCGCCGCGCACCTGTCTTGAGCTCGCGGCGAGTTGATCATTGCTGATACACGCAAGCCCAAGCGCTCTACCGCAGACATCTCCGCTCGCACTACCGTTTTATTTTTTTGCGCCTTGCTCATCAATCCCTCCCGATACTGTATATCCATCCAGTTGTGGCAGAAGCATAACCCACGCCTTGTGAAAATAAATTAACCATCGGTATTGACGTTGAAATATACCGATGGTTAACTACGTCTATCGCAGCGACACACAGCCGCTGCGAAGGGCCTCAACAGACCCGCTACAGGACTGGTGAAGCCGCCAGATAGCACGGGATCAGCGAAGTGATCTCCCAGCCCCCTGCCGGGGATCGACTGGAACCAAGTTCTTTAAGCAGGACGGAATGACCGATTTCACTGGCTGGCCTTGGCGACAGGGCCAGACGGGAAATCAAACCGGAGATACGACAATGCCTCAGTACAGCTTTCGACTTATGGCGGTTTGCGAAGTGATCGTGACCGCAGACAACGAAGAGCAGGCAGGTTTGCTGGCTGCTGATGAAACGCCGATCAGTGCTTACTCTTTTGAATCGGGTGAGCTTTCTTGCTTGGTGACTCCCCAGAATCACGCCCAGTGCGTGCGACACGCTGATCACGTAATCGGCTGAACAGCCACCGTGGCTACAACCACCCGATCCTCTCTATGGGAGCGCATCGGGGTGTGATTTGGTTGCGACGAATGCACACCCTTCGATGGTGTGTAGGCGGATTGGGTCAGATCACACCCCGATGCGGACGAAACTGCGGCCTATAACCGCCCACCTGCTTCACAACTAACTGTCAGGGCTTGCTTGACGGTTCAAACCGGCACGGAGGATTGGCAGCCATGTGATCCACGATCAAAGCCCTCCAGCAGGAGGCAAATACACCCCTTCACGTAGGGAGGTCTTCGTGAAGACGAAAGCCCGGGGGGACTCGGGCTTTTTTACGCCCGCCTTTATCCGTCAGCACTCTCCCCTGCGCCCAACGGCAACCAGCAGGCGGCACAGAGTGCTGACGAATACACGCAACCCACACCGAGGCATCTGCCATGCATCCATCATTTCAAGAGCGCATCGACGAACTCGGTGTGCTGCTTCAGAAAACCCACGCCGCGCGCCTCGAGTTCTTCAAGCGCGTTGACCAGGTCATGCCACCAAAGAAGGTCCGCTTCCAAGTATCCGGCGAGAGCGGCGGGATGTATCGGGTCATCGACCTGAGCAGCGGCAAGACTCGCGCCTTCCGTGAGACCTTCAAGGCGGCGTATGACATCGCAATGCAATTCGAAGACAAGGCCAACCGGCCGGCGGGAGGTGTCCAGTGATCGGTGTGCCGCTGCCTGATCCGCGTGAAGAGATCACCGCCAACCTGAACCGCGCTCTGGAAGACTTCTTCGGCGCCGGCAAGCACATCAAGCAGATCCCGTCGGGCGTCAGCGCCAACGCGCCAGTGCTGGGCACCACGCCTCACGCCAAGAAGCTGCGCGCCCTTCGTGACAAAGACGCGCCGAAGGTGAAAGCCCAGGCCGAAGCCGGCAAGACCGCATCAATGGCCGCCACCGCGCTCGACATGCGGATCAGCCGCGTGAAGCTGATCGCCCAGGAGAACGGCATAACGTTCGCCGAAAAATGAAGCGCATCAGCAAACAGGTGCAGCAGCGCCGCAAACAGACGTGGCTGGACTTGCCGGCCAGCGGAATTGAAGAGGTAGGCCATGGCCGAAGTACAGGAGCCAACGAAGGAAGCGATCAAGCAGAAGAAAAAGCGCGAGAAGGCAGCAGCAAAGGACGCTGCATTGGGCGTCGAGAAGTTTACGGTTGAAGTGGCCGGTGTGTTCAAGCCTGACCTTAAGCGGGTCATGGCAGCCCATGGCATCAACAACCAGCAGGACATTCACCAGCGGCTCCTAATCAACCTGATCGCCGCCGACTTCGAAACCCAGGCCACCATGCTACGCGGTGTCAAGACACCTATCGTCGTTGCCGAAAAGGTGTCGAGACTTATTGAGGCTGCTGGAAGGAAGTCGCTCGCCGCCGATCCGCCTGAACCTGAAGACGAAATCGAAATTCCAACATAACCCCTACCCACGCTGCGCATCCGGTCACGGAGGGCGGCGCCTGACTGGAGATAATCCATGGACAAGAACACGAAGATCCTGATCCCGGAGATCCCTGGTGAGTGGACCCAACGCCAGCGTAACGGCAACCTCAACGTGTGGAACGGTGCGGATCATCACCGATTTCACCGTACCACCACTGACCTGCCTGAAGTCAGCCTGCGGCCCCCGGAAAACGGACTGTATGCCGAGCGTATCGATGGAGCTTGGTATTGGGTGTCTGGCTGCGCCAAGTGCAACGGAACTGGTGAGAAGTACAGTTACTCGGTGTGCGACAAGCACAACGTTTGCCGCCTGTGCGGCACTCACCGCTCGAAGCTCACGGAAACACCGTGGGGCCATCCTGACGGCTTCACCTGCAAACCTTGTCAGGACGCAGAAGACGCCGTTGCGAAAGCCGCAGCGCTGGCCAAGGTCGCCGAGACCGACTATGACGAGTGGGATTATCGCAACCTGGACGAATGCAAGTGCCCGCATTGCGCCACCGTCATCCACATCGAGGCGGAAGATTACGGCGACAAGAACATGGCCTGTGATACCTGCGGCGGAATGTTCGAACTGGTAACCGAGTATTCGGTGAGCTTCACCACCACGGTGATTGGCGAACGCATCATCGCCTGACCCGCCCTATCCTATTCCGTCTTATCCTTTGCAGCTTCGTCCAATTCACCGTGTGTCACCCATTTGGAATTGAGATCCTTTAGCCGATCAGAAAATCTGACATTCCTGGCGAATGCTTGCTCGAGCTTCTCTGGGGCTAGTGACTTCCCTTCCAAAAGGTCAAGCATGACTCGATGGTGATGAACGTAAGCAGCAGCTGGTGCGACATTTGGAATCCCATTATTCGCGAGCGCCAACTGAATATCCTGAGCCCTATTTTGCGTGGCAGACTCCATAGCGGCTTTGGCACGCTCACGCTTGGCAAGAAAATGGCTCTGCACCCATATAGCACCTACTGATCCGACCGCGCCTACTAACGCGCCGAGTAAACCCGCAACCGCTGCATCCACTTCGCTCTCCTTTATCCGGCTCCATGCCGGTCACCCGTAATACGCCAACCCAAATCAAATTGCCACCACCGATCACGGAGGGCTGCGGCTGGCAGGCTTTCAAAACCACCCAAGGCAGTTACGTCTGGATAGATCGATCAACGAAGCCTGGAGCTTTTCGGCCTTTGTACGAGCCTCCCTTACGTATTCATGCGCATCATGCGTCGATGAGTCTTCGATAAGTGCGAAAAGCTTTTTTTGCAGTCCAGTCCAGCGCTTCGCGGTTTCGTCGAACTCATCTTCAGTAAAAAGCATTTCCAACATAATGATGTCTGTCGCTAGCTTGTACCTAGCGATCGGCCAGCCGGCATCGAGCTCTTGTTTTTCATGCTTGGTCAATCCGTGAACTTGATGCTCACCATTTACCTCGCTATCTAAAAAACGGTGTATCAGATCCGTTTTCTCCAGAGCCGAACCGATCCGCTCATAGCGTTCAGTCCATAGCTTTTCTCGTTTTGTTCTAACAATCGCGAAATAGGCACCTACTCCTGCGCCGGCGATTGCCAATATAAGCGGCACCCAAAAAGTAACCATCCAGCATTCGTCCTCGAAAATATTCTTCGACAGACAAATACCCCACTTCTACGAATCACGCCAGCCGGCGAGGCAGGCGCTCACCCGAGGAAATTGAAATGCCTGTACTTCACAGCGTGATCCACAAGATCGACAAAAAGCCTGACGGCACCCCGGCTGTATTATTTCTCGGCAGTTCCGAGCAGGTCGAAAGCCAAGCCCGCGACGATCTGATGAATCAGTTCAACGAAAGCTACAACGCCACCGCCGGCAAGGGCTGGGGATTCTTCCATGCCGAATCTGGAGCATTCCCTCTGAGCGGCTGGCTCGCCAAGTACCTGGCGGGCGGCACCGACTTCCTCGATTTCAGCGTCACCGCCGTCGAGCACTTGACCCGATTGATGGAGGAATCGAACTTGACTACAGGCGGCCACGCCCTTTTCTGTCAATACCGGCAAGGTCTCACTGACTACCTGATCATTGCCTTGGTGCAAGAAACGGAAGCGGTAACCATGACCGAAGAGTTGCACCTGATGGCGGTGAAGCGCTTGGATCTGGATCACATCCGTCTGGCCGCGCGCATCAACATCAGCGAGTGGCAGAGCAATCCGCAATCGAAGCAGTTCATCTCGTTCATCAAGGGCAAACAGGGGCGCAAGCTGAACGACTACTTCCGTGATTTCATAGGATGTCAGGAAGGGATCGACGGCCCCGGCGAAACCCGGACCCTGCTCAAGGCCTTCAGCGACTTCGTTGAGAGCGAGGATCTGAGCGAAGAATGTGCGCGCGAGAAGACTCAAACCCTCGTCAGCTACTCGATGGCCCAGGCCAAGCTCGGCGAACCGATCACCCTCGACGAACTGTCCGAGCTGATCAACGAGGACCAGCCGAAGAGCTTCTTCGACTTCATCAAGTCCAGGGATTACGGGCTTTCTGACTCACTGCCACCGGATAAGAAAACTCTCAACAAATTCCGGCGATTCACAGGCCGGGCCGAGGGCTTGTCGATCAGCTTCGAGCAACACCTGCTCGGATCGAAGATCGAGTTCGACGAAGCCGGCGGCACGCTGACGCTGCGTGGTCTGCCAACCCAGCTTACAGAACAGCTAAAGCGCGCGAACACCTAACACCACCACCCTCCACCGCCCGGGCATGCCCCGGCATAGGACGCCATCCATGCTGAACATCTTCTGGCGAATCATCGCCAAGGTACTCGCGCGCCCGGCCATCGCCGACTGGCTCATCGCCCGCGCCAAGCTCACCCCGTACCAACACATCATGTCCGCCGACGGCACAGAGATGTACATGGGCCGGTGGTGGCTGTTCAACCCATACGACCCGGTGACCGGTGAGCGACGGATCAGCCTGATTCCATGGTCGATACGCATCCACCACATCAAGCGCGAGGACAACGACCGCGACCTTCATGACCACCCATGGAATGCCCGCACGATCATCCTGCGCGGCTGGTACACCGAGGAACGGCCCGCGCTTGCATCGACCGCCGACTGGCTGAAACCCGGCCTACCACTTTTGTGGCTGCCAGATGACGAGGTTTGCAAGCTGGTCACGGTCAAGCGCAGCCCGGGCGACACCGCCCGCCTCAACCACGGCGAATACCACCGCATCGACCGGGTATCACCCTGCGGCGTCATCACCCTCTTCATCACCAGCAAGTGGCGCGGTGACTGGGGATTCCTCGTAAACGGCGTGAAGGTGCCTTGGCGCACCTACACCAATTCAGATAACTGACGGAGCTCGCAGCATGAGCGAAGCGCATTGCAACAAACTACCCCAGCGCAAAGCCTTGGGCCTCGTGACGCATGACAACACCGGCGGCCCGTTCGTGGTCGAGTGCCAGGGATGCGGCGAGGTCTACCCCAGCTTCCACTGCCTTGGCGGTGACCAGATCGCCGACACCGGCGACTACGAAGACGCGCGTTGCCCTCATTGCGATCAGGTCGACCCGGAAGAATGCGATAACGCCGCCTTGGCTTGGAACACTCAGCAGCTGAAGATCAACGAACTGCAGCAGCGCCTGAACGCAGCGGATCAACTGAACGATGATCGAGCCGGGACCTGCGAATGGAGTCGCGAAGACGACAGCGGCATCTGGAACAGTGGCTGCGGTGAGACTTGGTCATTCCACGAAGATGGGCCGGAAGAAAACGGCATGCACTTTTGCCATTCCTGCGGCAAGCACCTGGTGGTTGAGGTGGTTGAACAGGAACAGGATGACGACTGGCATATGAACCCGTGCAAGCAAGGTCACCGCGATGTCGGCGCGGCCGGCGGTGTGGCGGCGTGCAACCAGTGCGACGAGAAGATCGAAGCAGCCACCACTCAAGAAGCATTCGAGCGCTGGAACGCAACGCACCCTCAGCAGTAACTCCCTCCCCCTTCAAAGTCAGCCGCTATAGCGGCAAGGATACCTATGCGCCTGAAGAAAGCTGAGCGCGAGCAAGTGCGCCTGAAGTACGGCGGAAACTGCGCGTATTGCGGCGTGCTGCTGGGCGACCGGTGGCACGCCGATCACCTGGAACCGGTTATCCGGGTCGCTGATGAGCGCGTTGCCGAGCAGATCGATAACCACAACCTCGGCAACATGATGCCAGCCTGCGCACCCTGCAATATCAGCAAGGGTCGGCAGACGCTGGAGGGCTGGCGGGATTGGATCGCCGGCCACATCAACTCCCTCAACAGCTACCACCCCATCTACCGGCTCGCCAAGTCGTACGGCCTGATCGCTGAGACCGGCGCGCCGGTGGTGTTCTACTTCGAAAGGTGCAGCCATGATCTTCAAATGCATGGCCGGCTGCACCCTCTTCTTCTGGCTTCCATTGGTACTGACCATAAAGGCGGTGATCAAATGAGCGAGCAATTGCGTGAACAATTCGAAACTGCATACAAAGCTGCATGCCTGAAGCGCTCGGTCCCGCGTTTCGATGCAGCGGTATTTGCTAAAGACCATTGCGATGATTATCTGAATTCGCTGGTTCAGTCTGCGTGGTGGGCGTGGCAGGAATCCCGCGTATCGCTGGTTATTGAGTTGCCTAAGCCATGGCAAACCAATGTGGGCGCAATGCTGACGCCTAACGGCGTTCGATTCGCCATCGAGTCCGCCGGCGTGAAGGTGACGCCATGATCGCCCTTGCCTGGTTCGCCTACGTGTACTGCTACAAGGGGCCGCGGTGATGAGTGACGCAACCAAATACGGAAAGGAGTTGTGGCTGCTTCTCGCACCCACATTCAACGAGGCGACCGCCATGGATGGTTTTGGCAACCATCCGGAAAAAGCCCAAGCCTTTGCGGGATTCATCGCGGCGGCATGCGGCGGGATGCTTGCCGAGACTGGCCGTGAATCCACCATGGCGGTGCTCGCCGCCATTGCGCAGCACGTCGAGAGCATCAAGCCCGGCTCGGAAACAACGCACTAACACTCCCCGCTTACCCCTCCCCCAACTCAACAGCCTGCCGGTGTACGGCGGGCGAGGTATCCCCATGTCTGAGATTGAACGCAAAACGATGTGCATCTACCACGGCAACTGCGCTGACGGGTTCGGTGCTGCTTGGGTTGTCAGGCAAGCGCTCGGCAGCAATGTCGAGTTTGTGCCCGGCGTTTATGGGCAGGAGCCGCCCGACGTCACCGGCAAGGACGTGGTCCTCGTCGACTTCAGCTACAAGTACGACGTGCTGGCAGCGCTCGCGTACAAGGCGAACAGCATCATCGTGCTCGACCATCATAAAAGCGCTGCTGAAGACTTGTCCCGTTTCGAGCCATTCCATGCTGGGATCGAAGAGGATACCAGCCACGATGACGGCTCTCGACTGCTTGGCTGGAAGACCGCGCACGACATGGCTCACTCGCAAAATGGTCCAGCCATTGCCTGCTGCTTCGACATGAATCGGAGCGGGGCGATGCTAGCGTGGGATCATTACTTCCCCAACCAAGAGCCTCCACAGCTGCTGCGACATATCGAGGACCGCGATTTGTGGCTGTTCAGGCTGGATGGCACTCGAGAAATTCAGGCCAACCTCTTCAGCTACCCATATGACTTCGAAGTCTGGGATCAGTTGATGGCCGCCGACGTGCAGACACTTCGGTCTGATGGCGCAGCGATTGAGCGAAAGCACCACAAGGACGTAGCCGAGCTGGTGGCGGTGACGAAGCGCCGCTTGGTAATCGGTGGACACGATGTGCCCGCCGCCAGCCTGCCTTACACGTTGACCAGCGATGCCGGCCACCTCATGGCACAGGGCGAGCCGTTCGCCGCATGCTACTGGGACACTCCTGACGGACGTTCTTTCAGCCTGCGAAGCACAAATGAAGGCCTCGACGTGTCCGAGATCGCCAAGCAGTACGGCGGTGGAGGCCACCGTAACGCATCAGGCTTCCGCGTACCTTTCGGCCACGAGCTGACTCTGTAACCCATCACCACCTTCTGCCGCCACGCGCGGCATGGAGCATCACATGAGCAAAGTCACCCTGGATGAATGGGCGGCGGCCGAGTTCAAGACGCCGCCTAGCCCCAACACGTTGCGCAAATGGGCGCGCGAAGGCCGGATCGCGCCAGCACCGGTGAAGCACGGGCGCAGCTACTATGTAGAGTCCAACGCCCACTATCAGGAGCCTGACCTGCAGCCAGTCCGCATTGTCGGTGGCAGTCTGATCAGCAGAATAGAGAGAGCACGCAATGGCGCCCAGGCCGCGTAACACCGGTTCAAAGGATCTTCCCCCGAATCTGTACCGCAAGACCGACGCCCGCAACGGCGTCACTTATTACACCTATCGCGACCCGGTCAGTGGTCGCGTGTTCGGTCTGGGCAAGGACAAGGAAGCGGCGATCCGTGAGGCGGTCGCGGCGAATCATGCCGACGCAATCAAGCCAACGCTGACCGATCGCATCAGTGCGCCGGCGCCAGCACCGGGAAAACTGTTTTCGGAATGGCTCGAGGAATACCGCGAGCTGTTCGCCGAGCGAAAGCTGTCCGCCAGCAGCAACAAAAACGTGCGCATGCGAATCAACAGGCTGGACGCTGAGTTCGGTTCGAAAGGGATAAAGGAAATCACCACGATGGATGTGGCCGATTACCTGACGGGTATGGCCAAGGAAGGAAAGGCGCAGATGGCCAGGGCGATGCGCTCGCTGTTGCGAGACGTGTTCGCCGAGGCTCAGGCGCGGGGGTGGGCAGACGCCAACCCGGTCGAGGTGACCAAGGCGGCGCGGGTGAACATCAAGCGCGAACGGCTGACGTTGGAACTGTGGCAGGCGATTTACGCCGAAGCGACGAAGCCGTGGCTTCGCAGGGCAATGGAGCTGGCGGTGCTGACCGGTCAGCGCCGCGACGATATCGCCTCGATGCTTTTCAAGGATGTGCGCGACGGCTTCCTGCATGTCGTGCAGTCCAAGACCGGCGCACGCCTGCGGATCAGCACGGAGCTGCGACTTAATTCGGTCGGGCTGGATCTCTCCACCGTCATCAAACAATGCCGCGATCGCGTTCTGTCACAACACCTGGTGCACCATGCGCAGGCGTCGGGCCGGGCGAAGGCTGGCCAACCTGTCGTGCTGGACACACTCAGCTCGGCATTTGCCGAGGCCCGGGACAAAGCCGGCGCGAAGCTGGGAATAACTTTCGGGCGGCAACCGCCGTCCTTCCATGAGCAGCGATCGCTTGCCGCGCGCCTTCATGAGCTCGAAGGCCGCGATGCCCAGAAGCTGCTTGGCCACCGCTCGGCCGCAATGACCGACGTGTACCGAGACAGTCGAGGCGCAGAGTGGATCGACGTGGCATAATCACCGGCTGAATTTTGGGGCGATATTGGGGAAGTTTTGGGGAGGATTTTATGCCCAATGAAATCAAGCACTTACAGCTTTACGGCATCAAGGCGTGGGATACCACGAAGATCATCGCACCGGCAGCCAGGCCCATTGCCACCGGGAAGCCCAACGCGAAGCTGTTGGTGATGCCCAAACCGATGATCGCGCCCAACGGTTCCATCAATCCTGAAGCGGCGGCAATCAACGCCGCACGTACTGCGGAAATGCCGGTCACCCGCAGCGCCAACGCCACAGCGAGACCTTCGGGGATGTCCTGGATGGCGATCGCAGTGGTCAGCGGCAAGCCGATTTTCATGTCGCCGGTGGCGAAGCTGACGCCGATCGCCATGCCTTCCGGCAGGTTGTGCAGGGTGATCGCCAGCACGAACAGCCAGACTCGATTGAAGCGCTTGGCTTCAGGCCCGCGCCGGCCGCTTTTTTCATGTTCGTGGGGAACGAAGCGGTCGAGGCCGACCATCAACGCCACGCCCAAGGCCATGCCGGCCACAACGACGGCAGCGGCGAGCATGGGACTGCTCACCGCCTCCTTCGCCGCCGCAATGCTCGAGGAGGGATGGCCTGAATGAGCCGATTTATCACCACGCTGAAAACCGACCAGACCGACCGCCGAACCTACAAGCTGCTCGATGACCTAGTGCTGGCCGACGAGGACGAGCGCACGATCATCGTCCCTGCCGGCTTCGTCACTGACTTTGCCAGCATCAAGGTGCTGCACAACGCCTTTCTGTTTGTGCTGTTCGCGCTGGTGTCGGGGTACGGCAACTACGCGGCGACCATCCACGACTGGCTGTACCTCGGCGGGCAGCTCAGCCGCAAGGAAGCAGACGCGGTGCTGTATCGGGCTTTGCGGGCTGAGGGCGTCGCCCGTTGGCGCGCCTGGCTGTTCTGGGCCGGCGTCCGATTAGGCGGCGCCAAGCACTACACCAAGACCTCGACCCGTTCGGGGTTTTCTTCGTCTGGCGATTGAAAAGACGAAGCCCCTGAATGTTGGCCATTTCAGGGGCTTCTGTTTTCTCAGATGGGGCATATCGAGAACTTGACCCAATGCTATCAGCGTGGTGAAAAAAGCAAAACCCCGGCGGTTCGCTGTTCGCCGGGGTTTCTATTCTCTTGCTGTCCCCTTTAAGACGAAGAGCGTGGCGCCAATGCTACCAGCACCGACGCAATGAATCACCCGAGCTCGATTACAAACTCCGAATATCCAGCCCGCCCTGCGCGGGTTTCTTTTTGCCAGGAGAAAAGCATGCCGATCACCGCGCAGCAGCTGCTGCAAATCCTTCCGAACGCCGGCGCCAAAGCCGGCGTTTTTGTACCCGTGCTGAATACGGCCATGCTCCGGTATCAGATTGTCGGCACCAGGCGTGTGGCCGCGTTCATCGCCCAGATCGGCCATGAGTCCGGCCAGTTGGTCTACGTGCGTGAGATCTGGGGTCCGACGCCCGCCCAGGCGAAATACGAAGGTCGCAAGGACCTGGGCAACACCGTCCCGGGCGACGGCCTCAAATACCGCGGGCGTGGCCTGATCCAGATCACCGGCCGGGCGAACTATGCGGCGTGCGGCGAAGCCCTCGGCCTTGACCTGATCAACCAGCCAGAGCTGTTGGAGCAGCCGAAGAACGCCTGCCTGTCAGCCGCGTGGTTCTGGGCAACCAATGGGCTGAACACCCTGGCCGATGCCGACAAGTTCGAAGCCATCACGCGCAGAATCAATGGCGGGCTCAATGGCCAGGCGGATCGGCTGAAGCTTTGGAGCAAGGCGATGGCGGTGCTGGCATGAGTCCCGCGGCGCTGAAGCTGGCGGTGGCCGGCGTGCTGGCGCTGTTGCTGATGGCGGTGGGCGGGACATGGAAGGTGCAGGACTGGCGCTATGGCAAGCAGCTGGCCGAGCAGGCAGGCCTGCACAAGGATGACTTGTCCGCCATCAGCAATGCCGCCGCCGCCCAGGTCCGCGCCGATCAGGAAAAACGCCAGGCGCTCGAGCAGCGCCTGGCAGCCAATGACCAATCCCATTACAAGGAGTTGAGCGATGCTCAAAAAGACCAAGCTCGCCTGCGCGATCGCCTTGCCACTTCTGATCTGCGGCTGTCAGTCCTTCTCGCCGAGGATTCAGCCAGTGGGTGTGACCTGCCACAAGCCACCGGCACCGGCAGCGTGGATCATGCAACCGTACGAGCCAGACTTGACCCGGCGCATGCTCAACGAATTATCGCCATCACCGACACCGGCGACCGGGGACTGATCGCGCTACAGGCATGCCAGGCGTATGTGAAAACGTTGGCTCAATGACGAGCCGACGCGTTTTCTACGATGATGAAAAGTGCTTCAATCGTGGCGGGGTTCAAGCAGCGAGCAGCTTCCAGCCCTTCCACAAAACCCTCGGCGCGTTCGACCGCCAGGCGGATATCGGCCTCACCCTGAGCATCCAAAACTCTGCGAAGGAGGGCGGCTATATTGTTCTGCAATGA